GCCCTGTACTACGCCACGGCCACTGCTGGCCAGGAGATCACCCATGTATGACCTTGCCCTGATGGCGGCGACTGAGTGGGCGAAAGCCCAGGCCGGCAACCACCACGATCCGGACGAGTTCGGCCAGCGCGTCGCCCAGGTGTATCTGGCGGCGAGCGCGACGCACTCGACTGCTGGTGACGAGGCCCTTACGGCTGCTGCTTCAGTTGCTCGATCAGTTCGGCCCGAAACGCAGCAAATGCCCGAGCAGTTTCCTGTGCTCTTTCCGAATTCAACAAAGGCGCCGAGCCGAACAGTCCAGGCTGGTGCTGAAGGATGAGCTTGATCAAGTCGTTGGCTTGCGTCGCAGCGTCTATTTCTCGTTTCATGGGTCGGTCCTTTCCAGAACGATGGTGGTTGGGGAATTGCCATCTTACTGGTCTGGACCGGCCCGCCACCCAAAAAGTCCAGGAGGCCTGACATGAAGCCCCGCATCACCTCGTCGGCCAGCGACGAAATCCTCAGGGCTGCCGGCCTGAAAGGTCCGATAGCCGCCTGGGTTGCGCGATCCACAGCACTCGAGCTCGCCGCCGCGCTGAGCCGGTATGTGGCCCACGGAACGGCCCTTGAGGGAGCGCTTGTCTTATCCGACAAGCTGGCCTCCAGCAAAGGGTATGAGCGCGCTGCCGAGCTGATTCTCCGCGCCAGTCCGACACCCCTTGACCAACCCCCGTTTGCATCGTGGGGCGACCTGATCGAAGCAGTGGACGCTGTAGACGCCTGGCTCAGGACGGGCGAGCTGCCTGCTGATCCTGCTGCGCTGCTTCGAGCTTTTCCATCTGTTGCTGCATACCAGTGATGGCTTCCAGCGCCGCATTGTTGAACTCGATCTGCGCTTTCAGCAGGTTGACTGTTGCCAGGGTCTGCCCGCGCGCTGATTCGCTGAGCTTGCTGTTCAGTGCGGCGGCGAATTTCTTGAGCTTGTCGATGTTCATGGGTTGGCCCTTTCTGGTTGATGGTCAGTGTGAGAACTCCCATCGTACCGGGCTGGGCCGGCCCGCCCACTTCTAACCTACCCCAGAGGACTGAACCATGTTCGATACCCCCATGTTAGCCCGCGCCACCGTGTCGGGCACCAAACGCAGCTCGCGCATCGAGGCGCGCGTGACCGATGAGACCAAGGAGGCACTTGCGCGCCGCTGCCGAGATCTCGGGATGAACGAATCGCAGTTCATCGAGCGGCTGGTGGAGGTGAGTCTCTACGGCATTGAGCATGTGCTCAGTGTCGAGCGTGAGCGCAGCCTCAAGGTGTGCGGCCTGTAAGACAAATGACCGCAGCCACGCGGGCAAAAGAAAACCCCGCTTCAACGGTGCGCTAACACCTCGGCGGGGCTCCAGATTCGAGAGTGATTATGCACCCCTTCATCAAGATCATCAAGTCCTCCCGGGAGGCTGCAGCATGAGCCGCAAGACAACCAGGCGCCGCAGGACTGCGCTGACCAATCCGATTGCGCTCGCGCTGCACAAGGCCACCGGCTTCACGAGCCTCGAGTTCTCGCGCATCGAGACGCAGCTGCGTGACCACTTCGGCGCGCTGCGCAGCGGTGGCGGCACGCGCTACCACTTTGCTGGCGTTTGCACTGCCTGCGAGCTCGGCTTGGCCATCGAGAGCCGCGGCATCGTGCGCGGCCTGCGGGACCAGTTCCAGGCAGCCGAGCGCCTGCTGCTCGAGCTCAAGGGCAAGGCTGAAATTGGAGGGGGGTGGGTCAATCCGATCCTGACCGGCCCGCAGCTGACACAGCTCGACGAGCTGATCGACCTGCATCTCTTCCAGCTCAAGCAGCTGTCCTACGGCGAGTACCAGGCCGCCTGGCGGCTGATGGTGGGCCGGGTGACGAGCTCGGGCGGCGATTTGATTCGTGAGGGGGTGGCAGCATGAGCAGATACCGCAAGATCGAAGTGCGCACCTGGTCGGACGAGAAGTTCCGCGCCCTGTCCGCAATCCAGCCGTCCGGACAGGGCCTGTGGTTCTTCTTGCTAACCGGCCCGCACACCACAGCAATTCCTGGCCTGTTCCGCGCCGGCCGAGCAGCCATGGCTGAGGAGCTCGACTGGGATCTGGAAGCCTTTGACGAAGCCTTCCGCGAAGTCTCTGACCAAGGCATGGCTAAAGCCGACTTCAAGGCAAGGCTAGTCTGGCTCCCGAAGGCTATCCATCACAACCGACCAGAGTCCCCAAACGTTGTGCGCGGATGGCGTGTAGAGCTTGACCTGTTGCCCGAGTGCGATCTGAAACGCGAGGCCATCGCTTGCCTGCGCTCTGCTCTGGAAGAGATCGGCCCCTCCTATCTGGAAGCCTTCGAGGAGCTGTTTTCTCCAGGGAAAGACAAGAAGGCGAGCGCCGTAAGCAAGCCTTTGGAGAAGTCTTCCGCAAAGCCTTCTGTTGAGACTTTCGATAAGGCTATGCCTAATCAGGAACAGGAACAGGAACAGGAACAGGAACAGGAGAAAGACAACACCGCGTGCGCGGTCGTCACCGTGAAGCCCGCGAAGTTCGCCAAGGCTGTCGGGATTGCTTGCCCGGCTGATGTGCCCGGCGAGGTCTTTGCCGACTTCCTGGCTATCCGCAAGGCCAAGCGCGCACCGCTGACCGCCACCGCCCTGGAAGGCATCAGGGGGGAGGCGCAGAAGGCTGGGATGAGTCTGGCTGACGCCTTGGTGACCTGCTGCTCGCGAGGCTGGACCGGCTTCAAGGCCGAGTGGATCGAGCCCGATCGCAAGCCGGCGCGCGCCAGCCAGCAGCCTGCCGAGACTTTCCGTGAGCGCGACGAGCGCCTCGCCCGCGAGCGCATGGCCGCCTTCCTGCCCAGCATCGCTGCGCGCCCTGCGGCTCCGGTGCGCCCCGGCACCGTGATCGACGTAACCCCTTCCAAGACCTTTCCGAGCCTTGAAGCATGACCGAGCATCTTCTCCCTGCCGACTGGATCGAGTACATCTTTTCCCGCCTGACTGTGCGCTACGGCCGGGCTTTTCTGGCCCGCTGGGATGTCGAGGGCATCGATCGAGAGCTGGTCAAGGCTGATTGGGCCAAGGAGCTGGCCGGATTTTCCAACTGGACCGAGGCTATCGACTACGCGCTGGACAGCCTGCCGGCAGATCGTCGGGCGCCTACCGTCAACGAGTTCAAGGCTGCGTGCTTTCGCGCGCCGAAGCCCAACCGCCAGGCTCTGCCTGAGCCAGCAGCCAACCCCGCATTCGCCAAGCAGGTGGCGAGCCAGGTCAGTCGCGCTGCCGCTCAGGGCAGCCGCTTCACCGACTGGATTCATCAGGGCCTTGCCGACCTGCAAGCCGGCGTGAAGAAGTCGCCGACCGTCGAGCGAATGATCCGTGAAGCTGCTGCCGCGAAGGGGGTCGCTTGACATGGACCGAGACCTTCGAGCAGATGGCCCAGCACTATGCAGCTATGGCCATGCAGTTGGGCTGCTGGCAGTACGCGCAGCAGCGAGTGATCGAGCTCGAGCAGGTGCGGGAAGGTTACTGGCAGGGCCTGCGGGCCGAGGTGGGGCGGCGGATCAAAGCGGCGGGCTTCCGGCCGGCGCCCAGCGATCTGACGCCATTCGAGCACGTGCTCGAGCCGTTGCCGCAAAGACGGCGCAAGCATGGGGGTTGATGGCATGAGCGAGCACGACACCCAGGCCGCGTTCTTTGAATGGGCCAGTCACCAGCGATTTCCCGGAATCGAGCTGCTGCACGCCACACCCAACGGCGGCGCGCGTCACCCAGCCGTGGCAGCCAAGCTCAAGAAGGAGGGCGTCAAGACCGGCGTGCCTGATGTGTCCTGGCCAGTCGCTCGCGGCGGCTTCATCGGCCTGGCCATCGAGTTCAAGCATGGGAACGGCAACCCGAGCAAGGAGCAACGCGAGCGGATCACGGCCCTGCAAAAGGAGGGCTGGTGCGTGGCGTTGTGCTGGGACTGGCAGGCGGCTGCCCGGCTGCTGTCTGGCTATGCCGGGATGCTGACCGTGGGAGGACTGCAAGCATGAGCGACACGCTGACCATCGAGCTCTGGAATCGCCAGCAGGCGTGGGCCGCCATCAAGGCGCAGCTGTTCCCGTTCCTGGGCGCCGTCCTGCAGTCGGGTGGCCGCTGGGTGTTGACCGTCAGCCGACGCAAGCGCACCACGGCGCAGAACCGCCGCTACTGGGGCAATGGCGTGCTCAAGCAGATTGCCGAGCAGGCCGTCGTCAACGGCCGGCTCTACGGCGCCGAGGTCTGGCATGAACAGTTCAAGAGGCAGTTCATCGGCGTGACCGAGCTCCCGTGCGGCCAGGTTGTCGGCATGAGCTCCACCAAGCTGACCACAGCCGAGTTCAGGGACTTCTGCGACCAGGTTGAGGCTTATGCCGCCACCGAGCTGGGTGTCACCTTCCGCGACCTGCAGGAGCACGCATGAACAACAAGCTCAGCACCGTCGAGCGCGCACACCTTGCCAGAGTCAAGGCACTTCCGTGCTCGATCTGCGACGCCCCGGGGCCCAGCGAGGCGCACCACGTCGAGCAGGGCCTGCAGTACACCTGCATCGCGCTGTGCCCGGATTGCCATCGAGGCCCGATCCTTGGTCTGCACGGCCAGCGCCGCATGTGGGCCATCAAGAAGATGGCCGAGATCGACGCCCTCAACATCACCATCCGCCGACTTCTGGAGAGTCAATGAAGCAATTAGCCCACGCCCGATTGAATTTGTCCGACGCTGTCGACGACCTGGCCCCTATCCACCCCCCGCCGTGCTTCCACAACCGGACGATCTGGCTCGAGTACCTGAAGTCGGCAGCCGCAGCGCAGAACCAGCGCGACGAGCCCAAGGTGATCTTGATCCGTGATGGGGTGGCCAGCTTCAACTGGGACTTCCCGTTCTGTGCTGACTGCACCCAGATCAAGAGCCTGGACATGATGCGCAAGGAGCGCTGCCAACCCGAGTACCTGCGTCGACTGGGAGCCGAAATCCATGGGGACGCAGACAGCGATTGAAGCGGTGCTGACTGCAGCGCGTGAGCTTGGGCCATCACCGGCCAGCGTGATCGAACGTCATCCCGGTGTTGTGTCTGCCTGTCGAGCTGCTAAGGTCAAGGCCAGGAAGCTGCTGGATCGCCTTTGGCAAGAGGGCAGGCTGGCGTCATGCGGCAGTGCACAGGCGCCACGGTATTGGTTGCGTTGACTCCGAGCAGACATCCGTGACAGTGACATGGCCGGCGACGTGCTGGGGTTTCACTGGAGTGGATAGATGGCAGCAGAGTCGCGCAAGAGTGCGGCACCAGGCAAGCGTAGGAAGGTCGATTGGGAAGCGGTAGAGCGTGACTACCGAGCCAGTCAGCTGACACTGCGCGAGCTGGGTGAAAAGCACGGCGCCGACCACTCGCTGATCGTCCGCACGGCCAAGCGCAAAGGCTGGGAACGTGACCTGACAAGTGCCGTCAAGCAGGCCACGGCAGCAAAGCTGATACAGGCTTCTATCACCAAGGAAGTCACCAAAAGTCACCAAGAAGTCACCAGCGCGGTGCTGGTTGCCGCCGAGGTCAACACCCAGGTCATCCTGGGGCATCGCAAGGGCCTCAGCCGCATCACCCGCATCAAGGAAGCGCTGCTGGACCAGATCGAGCAGGCCGCCCAGCTGATGCCCGAGCTGGCCGAGGTAATCGAGATGGTCCGCCAGCCCGACGACAACGGGGTGGACAAGGCCAATGATGCGCTGCGCAAAGCCATGAGCCGCAGCAGCCTGGTGGATGACCTCAAGAAGCTGGCCGAGATTGACGAGCGTGTCCGCAAGGGTGAGCGCGAGGCATTCAACATCGGCGGCGCAACCGACGACGAGCAGAACCGCAAGACCAAGCGCGTGCTGCTGGACTTCATTGACGTGGAGCCCAGGGTCCAATGAGCACGGAAACCGTCGAGATCCGCGCGACATTCCCGGCCAAGCTGCGCCCGCTGTTCAGCCCCAAGCGGTACAAGGTCATGTACGGCGGTCGCGGCGGCGCCAAGTCCTGGGGGGTGGCACGTGCGCTGCTGCTGATGGCCGCCGACGAGCCGCTGCGCATCCTGTGCGCGCGCGAGATCCAGAAGTCCATGAAGGACTCGGTTCATCGCCTGCTGAAGGACCAGATCGTCGCCCTTGGCCTGACCGATGAGTTCGAGGTGCTCGATACCGAGATCCGAGGCGCCAACGGGTCTGTCTTCCTGTTCTCCGGCCTGCAGTCGCACACGGTCGATTCGATCAAGTCGTTCGAAGGCGTGGATCGCGTCTGGGTCGAGGAGGGCCACGGCGTCAGCAAGAAGTCCTGGGACACGCTGATCCCGACCATCCGCAAGCCTGGCTCCGAGATCTGGGTGACGCTGAACCCGGACATGGACACCGATGACACCTACCAGCGCTTCATCGCTGCGCCATCGGACGATACCTGGCTGTGCGAGATCAACTGGCGCGACAACCCGTGGTTCCCTGAAGTCCTGAACCAGGAGCGCCTGAAGGCCGAGCGCACGCTGCCCCGAGAGGACTACGAGCACATCTGGGAAGGCAAGCCGCGCCGGGTCGCAGAGGGCGCCATCTATCGGCACGAGATCGAGGCGTTGTTTTCCGACCAGCGGATCCGCGATGTTCCCTATGACCCCGCACTTCCGGTGCACACGGTTTGGGATTTGGGCTGGAACGATGCCATGACCATCATCATGGTCCAGCGCGGCCCGATGGACGTTCGCATCATCGACTACATCGAGGACAACAACCGCACGCTGGACTGGTATGTCGCCCAGCTGGAAAAGCGCCCGTACCGCTGGGGCACCGATTTCATCCCGCACGACGGCCGAACGCGCAACTTCCAGACCGGCAAGTCCACCGAGGAGCTGCTGACCGAAATGGGACGCAAGGTGCAGGTGCTTCCGGTCTCGAGTGTCGAGGAGGGCATCAAGGCTGCTCGCATGGCGTTCCCGCGCTGCTACTTCGACAAGTACAAGACCGCGCGCCTGGTGGAGTGCCTGAAGCGCTACCGCCGCGACATCAATCAGCGCACTGGCGAGGCTGTCGGCCCGCTGCACGACGAATACAGCCACGGCGCGGACGCCTTCCGCTATCTGGGGCAGGCCGTGGACCTCATGAGCAACGCCGAGTCGTCTGGCTTGGCATCCTTCAAAAACCGTTCAAGGAGCTGGCGATGAGACTTTCGCCCGTACTGTCGCCCGATGGGCGCCCGATGTTTTCTGTTGGCGGCAATGCCTCCTACAAGACCGCCGTCAAGTACGGGTTCGTGGTCTCGCTGGAGTGGATCAAGCTGGGGCGGCATATCCGCGCGGCCATGTGCATCTGGCCGGCCAGCAATGTGTTCGTGACCGGCGAGGGGCAGGGCATCTGGACCATCACGCGCAACGCCATCACCGATTTCGTGGGGTTCGACAAGGACAATAAGTGCACCGGCGGCCCGTCCGAGCACTGCTTCCGCGAGGCCAGGGAGGCGCTGCATGTGCTGGGCAAGGACGTCAACGACAAGGGCGCGCTGCACGAGTTGGTGGATGTGGTGATCACATTTGCCCCTGACTTGGTGCACATGCCGGCGACACCGAAGCATGTCCGCCAGCGACTGGCTGATCCCGATATGTGGGAGGTGACGGCGACCAACAAGGACACCGGCAAGGTGATCCAGGAGGCTACCCTGTGAAGGGCCTCAAGATGGATGACGCCAGCGTGCGCGAGCGGCACGACAAGCGCAAGAACTGGTTCCTGTCCGAAGCGAGTCGACAGTCGGTCAACCGGGCGCTCATGGCCAAGTGCGAGGCGTTCTACGACGGCCAACAGTGGAGCCACGAGGACGCCGAGCGCGTGCGTGAGCGCGGCCAAGTACCCATCGTCTACAACGAGGTCAAGCCCACCATCGACTGGCTGATCGGCACCGAGCGCCGCACCCGCAGCGACTTCCTGGTGGTGGCCGAGGAGCCCGGAGAGGAAGCGGACGAGGACGCGCGCCTCAAGACCAAGCTGCTGAAGTACCTCGATGACACCAACCGGGCGTCGTTCGAGCGCAGCTTTGCCGCCGAGGATGCCTTCAAGGCCGGCATGGGCTGGCTGGAAGTGGGCCTGCGGGGCGACAAGTCCGGCCCGCCCGTCTACATCGGGGCCGAGTCCTGGCGCAACATCCTATGGGACAGCCAAGCGCAAAAGCGCGATCTGAGCGACGCCCGCTACCTGTTCCGCATCAAGGTGGTGGATTTGGATGTGGCGCTGGCCCTGTTCCCGGACAAGGAGGCCGAGCTCAAGTCCTGCACCCAGACCGGCGACGACATTGATGTGTTCCGCGAGTGGCTGGGTGGCACCGGGCTGATCACAGGCCTGGATGCACTGACGGGCAACAAGGAAGACGACCTCGACTACCTGACTGCCAAGCCGGTAGACCTGTTCAACGTCCGCGAGCGCGTGCTGCTGCTGGAGTGCTGGAGCCGCGAGCCCTATCGCAACGAGGAGCCTGGCCCGCACGGCATTGCCGATCCGGTGTCCTGGCGCATCGCCTGCTCGATCATGACCGAGAAGGACACGCTGATCGAGTCGTGGAGCCCGTTTCGGCATGACCGCTTCCCGTTCGTGCCTGTCTGGGCCTACAAGAACCGCCGCACCGGCCTGCCCTATGGCCCGATCTGGCCGCTGATTGGCCCGCAGGAGGCGCTGAACCATCGCATGAGCCGCAGCCTGTACGAGGCCAGCAGCAACCAGATCAAGATGGAGGTGGACGCCTTTGATCCGGAGGTGATGGACATCGACGAGCTGCGCCGAGAGCTCGACAGCCCGGACGGCACGGCCATCTTTGCCCGCGGTGCGCTGTCAGGCGGCAAGGTGCAGGAGCGCCCGAACCAGCAAGAGGCACGGTTTCACCTGGAGATGGCCGCGCGCGACACGATGGCGATCAGGCAGATGTCGGGCGTCACCGGCGAGAACCGCGGGCTGGATACCAATGCCAGCAGCGGCAAGGCGGTGCTGGCCAAGCAGGAGCAAGGCAGCCTACTGACGATGGAGCTGTTCGACAACCTGCTGTTTGCGCGCCAGATGGAGGGCGAGATGGTGTTGAGCCTGGCCGAGCAGTTCATCACCCAGCCCATGAACGTGCGCGTGGCGGGCGACGGCGGCCAGTACGAGTTCACCGGCATCAACCAGCCGCAGCCTGATGGAACCTACCTCAACGACATCACACAGCGCCGCGCCGCCTTCGTGGTCGGCGAGCAGGCCTGGAAGCAGTCGTTTGCCGAGGCTACCTTCGAGAGCCTGATGCAGGTTCTAGGTCAGCTGGCATCGGCCGCGCCGCAGGTGGTGGTGGCCATGCTGGATGTGGTGTTCGAGATGCACCCGAACCTGCCGCGCAAGCAGGCGATCCTGCAGCGCATCCGCGCGGTCAACGGCCAGTCGGCGCCGGACGGCAAGATGACTCCCGAGCAGGAAGCGGCAAAGGCCCAGCAGGAGCAGGTCGCCAAGGCGCAGTTCGAGGCTCAGATGGCGCAGCTGCAGGCCCAGATTCGAGAAGCCCAGGCCAAGGGCGAGAAGCTGGAGGCCGACGCCATGGCCAAGCGCCTAGAGGCCCTCTACATGAGCGCCCAGGCCGCACAAGTGCTGGCCAGCGTGCCGCAGATCACCCCAGTCGCCGACGAGCTGCTGAAGTCGGCCGGATTCAAAGACATGAATGCGCCCGAGAGCGTGATCGACACGCAGGTGGCGCCACAGCAAGTCCCCGTTCAGCCCGAGCTGATGCAGGCTGATGGCGCCCTGGTCGGCGCACAGCAGGGAATCCAGACCCCAGGACCGGATGGCGTCGATCCGGCGCTGATGTAACC